GAGCTGTATACCCATGGAAATGATGGCAGGCAGGTTATTGGTGATGAAATTGATGATGCTCGTAATAATTTGAGGCAGTGCAGCAATCAGCTCTGGCAGTGCGTTCAGTAATCCCTCTGCCAAGCCCTTGATAATTGCGAAGGCTGCCTCGAGAATTTTGTCCATGTTATCGAGCAGCACCTGAACGATCAGGAGAATTGCCTCAACGATGGAAGGGATCAGTTCAGGCAGAGCTTCTGAAATACCCAAAGCCAGAGTGACGATCATCTGAATCGCAGCTTCAATGATGGCAGGCAGATTGTCGATGATGCCTTGCACCAGTGTTAGGACAAGCTGCAGAGCGCCTTCTGTGATGGCGGGCAGCGCCTCGATTAAACCTTGAAGCAGCGTCATGACGATAGAAGAAGCACAATCAACGATCGTTGGTAAGTTCTCAACTATTGAACTTACGATGGCCATGACAATGTCCATCCCAACCTGAATGATCCTTGGGAGGTTCTCCATAATCATGTCCACCAGACCGCCCACCGTACTACCAATAACCTCGCTGATTTTATCGAAGTCATCGCCAGCTTCAACCAGTCCGGAGGTGAAGTCTCCGAGTAATGAAACACCGTCATCGGCCAGGGTTTGCAGTTGTGGTAGAAGTACGGTCCCCATCACTCGCTGTGCGGCTTCCGAACCCTGCTTTAGTCTCTGGACAGAATCATCAAAGGCACCGAGCTTTTCGATGCTTTCTTCGCTTAAGACGGCACCCATACGCTTTGCTTCCTCGGTCAGTGCGGCGATGCCAGCACTACCTTGAGCAATCAGCGGATTTAGCTCCTGAGCGCTCTTACCAAAAATCTGCATAGCTAGAGCGTCACGTTCAGTCTCGTTTGAGATTTTCCCAAGAGCATCGATGGTTTCCCAATATACAGTCTCGCTGTCCCTGAGTTGACCGTTACTGTCTGCCACGGAGATGCCCAGCTTCGCATAAGCATCAGCGAACTTTGCCGAGCCATCTCTGGCATTCGACATTGACTTTACCTGCTTAGCCATAGACCCGGTTAAGGTTTCCATGGAAACGTCGACAAGGTCAGCGGCATAGCTGTGGGCCTGCAGCCTTTCTACGGACATACCGGTGACGGTGGATTGTGTCAGCATCTCGTCAGCATAAGCGGCTGCTTCTACCGTCATGTCAACGAGTGCCTTGCCCGCCCCAATTGCAGCAGTGCCGATTGCAGCGAAGGCCACACCCATAGCTGCACCGACACCCTTGACGACGGAGCCCAGCTTTTCGAATTTTCCTCCGGCCGAATCCGCATCTTTGCCTGTTTTATCAAGCTCATCGCCAAACTGGTCCGCTTGCTTTTCAGCTGCGTTAAACTCGTCGGCGACGCTATCGAGGGCTTTTTCATTGCCCTTTAGCTCACGTTCCATACTATTGAGTTCTGCTTGGGCATTGTTGAGCTGAACCGCCCATGCTTGAGTACGGCGGTCATTTTCACCAAACGATGTGGATGCATTCTCAAGTGCTTTACGCAGGGTTTCAATTTTATCTTTTTGAGCATCGATCTGCTTGGTGAGCACCTCATTCTTGGAGGTGAGGGACTGGACGCTATTTTCGTTTTTGTCAAATTCGGACTCCACGAGCTTCATTTCAGAGCCGAGCACCTTGAACGACTGATTAATGTCAGAGAGTGCTCTTTTGAATTCTTTCTCACCCTCAACGCCTATTTTTAGGCCAAAGTTATCCGCCATGTTCCCATCACCTCCTTAGATTCCATTTGGTATGATTTCATCGATGTAATACTCACGTGCTGCCTTTGCGAGTCCGTTGAACTGCTTGTATACCTCCCACTGGTCGAGCAAATGCCCGATTGGCATCAGCCAAACTTCCTCTTCAGGCCGATGAAGGAGGGATACGCCATAAAAAATCAGTCGGGCAAACAACTCATCATCGCTTACCCGACCTGTGCGTTTTTTGAGGGTTCATCCTCACTTTCAACATGGCGCTTCGTTCCTTTGTACATGGTGTCCATGATGGCGTTTTTATACTCCGCGAGCTCAAAGGGAGAGGTCAGAAGCTCAACGGTATCCTCAGTAAGCAGCTCCCGCTTTTTTGAAGGATTCTGCAAGTTGTGAACCAGCACCGATTGATTGGCCAGCAGAGTGATAAGCCAAACAACCTCATCCAGTGCCATCTCGAAATTTTCCGTTTTCATGAGCTTTTCGCCCAAATTAGAAAGACCGCCATATCTCTTGGCGATCTCCTTGGTGGCTTTGGTCGTCAGGAGCATTTCATATTCCTGGCCGCCTATTGATATTCCTGAACTTCTTTCATTATCCATTTTTTATCCCTCCGTTACGGTATGACGGTGAAAACAGGCTCATAAACCTGCGTGTACCAGCCGGTGATAACGGATGCCGGAACGCTCGCGTCGTCCTCGTTGGCTTCCGATTTCCACGGATGCTTGCCGTTGCCATCAAGCTTATTTCTTCGCACCACAGTTCCTTCGATGGTCGGAGTGGAAAAGGTGATGCTGTCGCCCTTGGTGGCGAGGTTGGTAGCCGGGATGCCGAATACCACACGATAAAGCCAGAAGTATCGATATTTACCGTTTGACTTCTTGGCTCTGAAGCCAACAGCCACAGGGGAACCACCATCCTCACTGCCAGACACGACGACGTTATTATCGTCAAGCGTTGCTCCTGTAAGGTCCTCAGCCGCCGTCACCCCGATATCGTCAATACCGAGGGAAAGGGTCCCACTCTTGAATTCTTTCACGATTTCAGCAGGCCCATCATCGGCATATAGCGTTGCTTCAGCAAGCTCTACGGACAAATCCGCCTTCATCGCTTTTGCAAGTTGGATGGGCGTACCGTAGGTTTCATTGCCGCTCAAGTCCTCTGTGATTTTGGCATAGTACAATTTATCTAATCCGATTGTCGCCATTTGTTAATCCTCCAATTCGTAGTTTTTCGCCACATCGATGGCGTAATGGTGATAGCCGGTGTCATCCTCATGTCCGACGTACCGGCGATCGGTTATTATGAAATCCGCTTCCAGAAGGAGGCGGACAATTTGGTTTTTGAGAGACGTATAGCTTCCCTTGTCAAACAGGGATATCCGCGCCTCCTGGACTTCATGCCGGGGTTTATCGTCGGTGTATAGCTCGAACGTATCAACCATCGGCGTGATCACAGCATATCTATCTGGCGCAGGATCTGAAAACACGCCTGTTTCCAGAGGAACGAGTGGTGAGATGAGGGTGTTGAGTTCACTAAGAAGGCTCATATTTTATCAACCTCCTCTTCAAACGCCCTAATCATCGCATCCACGCAGGCATTTTTACTTGCCGTTTTCGCGGGCTTCAGAAAAGGTTTAGGTGGCTGTCCATGTTTGCCATATTCCAAAACTCCTGCAACCATAGCATTGCTTTTGCCATCCCTACGAAGTTCGGAAAAGCCGACCTTGACGTTGAAATTTCCATCCCGGTCTTGTCTGGCAGAGGAGACTCCAAGGGCTGAAACGAGCTCACCAGTGGATCTGCTATCTTCCTTAGTGCCATTTCCAATAACACTCTGTAGGTTGCTTTTTACTTTAGTTTCGACAACCTCGCCGCCTGCTTTCAGTACGCGGGGAATAATCTCATCTGTTTTCTCGCCAAGCCTTGAGAGCTTCATCAGAAAGTCCTCCGGCATTTTAAATGTTGTTTTAGCCACTGGGTTTCACCTCCTTGGCAAGAACCTCAAGATACATGCCGCGCCCTTTGACATCTTCCACCGAGGTAATTTCAAAGCGACCCTCTTTGTTCACCACAATCATCGCAGTCGTAATGGTCACACCGGGTATGCGGCGAAAACGGAAAAGGTCGGTGGCTTCAGAGAAGCTGGCTCTGTTTGCCCATTTCTCATTGCCGTGCCGACCCTCCCGATACGCTTTGACAGAGGCGATGATGTTGTCAACTTCGGTTTTAAAGCCCTCATGATCCTTCATGGTCACTCTTTCAATGATGTCAATGAAGGTGTTCATCTTTCCATAGCTCATAATCACACCTTCCAATCCCGGTCCAGCCGAAGTAAGAGGTTGACCGTATTCCAAACCTGCTGTCCAGCCTGGACATTGTCCGCAAAAAAGCCGCCTGTGCTGCCGTCCCTTGATTCATAGAAGTGGGACGACAGCATGATAACGGCTTGCTCGGTGGTGGGTGTCATTAAGCTGGCTGTATAGGTGTTTTCGGGTAGATGCTGATAGCTCTCGGCGTACCTGACGGCAGCGGTGATGTACATCTGCAAAAGTTCATCATCTGCCGAGTGCTCAAGAATGAGGTTTGCCTTAACTTTTTCAAGCAGTGTCATACCGTCACCATCCTTTCATTGTTCTTAACTATCAGCCGCCATAAGCCCAGCAGCTTTCAGCTTTGCAAGCAGCGCATTGAAATCAGAAAGGAGTCCTGCGATGTCCTCAGCAGTGCTTGCCGTTTGATTCTCGGCTATGGACGGTTCCGGCACAGTTGGGTAAGTTGGAACATAAAGAATTCCGTCAGGACCGACTTTTGCAGGAACGGTATCCGTTTCTGTTTTAGCCGCTGCCTTGATTCCGCCCAGCGTGGTTTCAGTAGCGATGGATACAGAAGCAGAAGGAAGCCCCGTTACCGAGGCTCCCTCCTTGATTTCAAGCGTGCCGCCTATGACGGTTTTCTCGCCGCCTTGTTCGGTGTAGTTCTTTGCGTTATAGCTCATTTTGCACCTCCGTTAGGCTTTCATCTTGAGAATCTGAATTGCTTCAGGAAGCACAAGTTTGCCGTCTACACGTTCTTTGGCCATAAAACCAACCATGCCGTGTCCGGCGAAAAGTTCTTTTAGCTCCATGAAGGAACGGATGCCACGATCACCGATGTTGTAATAGCTAAAATCTCCGAAAGCCATCACAGGTTTTCCAGCTTCGATGGTAGGGACATAAGCTGAAGTATGGATGTTATAACCTAGCAGTTTGTCAGGTTCTCCGACTTGATACGAAGGTTGCCAAATATATGCACCATTGCCATCCTTCAGCTTACGAAGAACAGAAAGAGTCTGGTCGTTCGTAATAAAAGCTGCATTTTTTCTGTATGGACGCTTCAGCGCATAGACAAGATTGATAACCTCATCCGCTGTGATGGAACTTCCAGCGGTAGTAACGCCAACTTGAGCACCACCCGTAGCCGCAAAGATACCTAGTGGCTTGCCGGTACCATTTCCGTTTAGGAAGGCATCCTCCTCTGCATTGGCCAGAGCTTTGGCAAACTGGTCAAGGATATAGCCTTCGAGGTTGAATGCATTGTCGTAGAGCAGTTCATCGGTGACCTTTACAGCGACATGAAGTTTATGGGCATCAAGAAGGATTTGTGCAAAAGTTGCGTCTCCAAAAGTGAGCTCGCCGCCTTCTTCAATCCACGCTGCGGCAGGTTTTGTTGCAGCAATATTGATTTTATGGTCGCCACTGGTCCTGATGGTTGTACCAAGTTTTCGGAAGATGTTCTCCTCTGTTAGAACATCAATAAGGCGACTATCATATTCGTCTGGGACAAGATACCCACCGTTTGCATCAATGCCTTCCTGCAAAACATTGTCGACTCTCTTGAAATTGGATCGTAGAGCTTCTAACATAGCCTTTTTATATTCAGCAGAAGCCGTTCCTGTTTTCACTTCAGCCCCTAGCACAGACGGCCTACCAGTCAAAGGTGTGTTTAAGGGCTTTGAAAGCTCACGGTCGAGGGCTTCCTGCTTTTCTAGGCGGTCGATTTCGTTACCAAGGGCGACCACATCCGCTTCCATCTTGTCGAAAAGCAGGA